ACCGTTCATGCGTCGTTACCTCCTAGTTAGTTGCCGAGGCCCGTGCCCACCGCGTAGTGGATCACGAGCAGCGCGCCGCCGAGGTCCTGGCCGGTGCCCGCCTCAGTCCACGAGAAGCAGAGACACTCGCCGGCGCCAACTTCGAGGTTGGCCTGCGTGGACGAGAGCGTGAGCGCCCAGGGCTTGTCGGCAGTGATAGTGCTGGTCGTAGCGACGTTGGTGGCGCGCGTCGCAACAACGTCGGTCCCGCTAGCCGCGGTGCCCTTGTTGGTGAGCGTCGCAGTGCCGTAGTTCTGCGTGTGGCCCGTGACGCCCGTGATGTCTACGAGATCCACAGCCACGATCCGGCACGCAGTCTCCGCGACGAAGACCGGCAGCTCCGTGGAGTTGGAGCCGATCATCGCACCGAGATAGGTGCAGGAACTCAAGGGCATGATGTCAAGTCCCATGTGTCAACCCTCCTACTTCATCGCTGTCGGTGCCCATTCGATGATGATCGAGGCGTTCGTCAAGTCGGCACCAGTACCGGCCTCGGTCCACGTCGCGGAGAGCACCTCGCCGCGATTGACGATCTTGTTCGCGGCGGTGCTTGTCAGCGTCAGCGTGCGCTCCACGAGCGCGGTCACTGCGACCGTCTTCGTGGTGTCGGACGTGAGCGCCGTAGTGCCCGAGGCGTCCGTCTTCTCGTTCGTGATCGTCAGCGTGCCGTAGTTCGCGGTGTGCGCCGCGATCGCCGCTCCATTGAGCAGCTTGATCGAGATCAACTCGCACTTGCAGGGCGCGACCCACAGAGGCACGACAGGCGAATCACTGCCGAGGTGCGAGCCAATGAACAGCGTGTCCCGGTTGTACGTCAGGCCCAAGTTCTGGTAGTTCGCCATACTGTCCACCTCCTCACTAGGCGTCGCTGATGATGTACATGCCCATGGTGCCGTCGATCTCCGCGACACCGTAACGCGCGACCGTCAGAACCTCATCGCCGCGCAGGGACTGGTCGTGTTCCACAGTCGTGGTCGGCATGGTGACCCACACCCCGCCGATGGCCTCGGTCGAGATGATCGCGCCGCCACGATCCGCCTCAGCGTTCGCAGTCGGCACGTTCGTGCTCACGAACCAGTCCACGCCGTAGAACTTGCCAACGTGGTAGGTGCCGTACATCTCTTCCGCGTAGCTGCCCGACGCGGCGGCGCTGGCCCAAGGGCCATTGGCCTCGGTCACGAGGTCGTACCACTGCTGCGGGTGCAGGAAGCCGGCCCATGGCTTGGGCATGTTGGCCTTCTCGCAGAGGTCCACAACGTAGAGGATGTGCGCGTTCGTGAGGTCCACGCCGGTGTTCGTCACGCCGCTGTCGAGGTTGTCGAACAGCGCCATGATGTCGGTATCGACCTTGGTCATGATCGCGCGGACGTGGTTGCGCGCAACGTCCTCCGCGAACGCGGCCTTGCCGTTCGGGTCAACGATCGCCTTCCACGCCATGTCGGTCACGACCGACTGAACGCCGTGCTCAGTCGCCGTGATGGTCGTGGCGCTCGGGTCGAGTGCCTGGGTCGTGGCGTAGTCATCGCCCTCCGTGAGGTTCGCAGCGGTGAGCGTGCCGTACTTCGGGAACGTGCCCGCGACCGCCTGAGTCGCCGTGAGGTCGCGCCACTTGATCCACTTGCTAGCCGGCGCACCGGGGAAGAACAGGTGCTCCGCGATCTGGTCGTCAGCCGCCTTGCCAATCGCCGCCGAGATAAACTCGGAGAGCGTGGTTGTGGTATCAGCCGCCATTGTGTGTCACTCCAATCGGGTTTAGCTTCCCGACCGCCTGGCTCTCGCTCGCGCGATCCATGTGCTCATGCCTGCGCCGTTGATGTTCTCGATGCTGGCCGGAGTCGCGGTCGGTTCAGGCTGTTTGCCAGCGTTGCTCGGCCCGGAAATGGGCGCGCGCCGCTTGGCGATGAACTGCGAGGCTAGGTCCTCGCCGAGCACCTCGGTCAGACGTTCCTCGGGCTGCTGCAGCAGGATCGCGAGTTGTGCGCGGGCATCCTCGGACTGCCGGGCGCGCATGTCATCGATGCTCGCCTGGACTGCCTCCTCGGTATCACCGGAGATGCGCTCGCGGTAGGTTGGCAGTAGGTCGGTCGCTTGCATCGCGACGATCCGCGACCGCATGGCGTCCGTCTCTGCGGCATGGCGCGCCTGCTCGGCAGCGTCCGCGCGTGCGGCTGCGTCTTTCGCCGCCTGCTCCGCACGTTCGAGTGCTGTCATCTCGGCTTCGGCTCGGGCCTTGCGCTCGGCTTCTAGCTCTGCGAGGCGCTGCTGCGCCTCCTCGTTCTCGCGCCGCAGTTTCGCGACTTCTGCCTCTGCGCGGCCAAGGCTGCTACGTAGCTTGTGTACGTCGCCAGCGTCGGGCGCGTCCTCCAGTGTCGCGGGTGCGGGCTGGATCTCCTCAGCCGGCTCCGGCGTGTCCTGTATCTCGTCTGCCATGGGTTCCTCTCTGTCGCGGGAGGCGGCTCTGTAGCGGCCTGCCGCACAAACAAAAACGCGGACCGAACGATCATCTCTGACCGTCTGGCCCGCGTGGGTTGGTTGCGCCCGTGTGAGGCTCTTAGGCTAGGTTGTCACTGCGACTCTCATTGTAGCATAGGCGACTATGGCGACTCCGGCACTAACACCGCCAGGACGCGCGCGCCGTCCACCGACAGGTCAAGCCACGCTTTGCAATGGCGGCATCGGATGCGCGCCTCTCCGCGTAGATCCATCTGACGCGCGCCACATGCCGGGCAGTGGACAGGACGCCTAGTGCTCTGCTGCTCCATCTGCGGTCACCTCCTCCGGCTCCGGCGACCAGAACTCGGACAGTCGCAGGTAGTGCTCCTCCTTGTGATACGACTCAGCCGAGGGCGCGCATACAATCGGGATGCCGAGTTGCTTGCACCTCCAGCAGAACGACACGTCCTCGCCCATGCGACCGATCTTGGCGATCACGTTGTCGAATGGCTTCTCCTTCGGCCACTCAGCGGCCATGCGTTCGAACACCGAGCGGTGGACTAGCAGACAACCGCCCCCGCAGGCTTCGACGTGGAATGGCTGGCCCGGCTCAATGGCGCCTCGCTTCAGCATGGAGAGGTAGTCGAGAGGGCAGATCCCGCCCTCCTTCTCCGGGTCGATGCTCCATGCGTAGAGCTGCGGATACCGCGTCTCGTGCTCGTTCTGCCACCATGCGCGGCGTTTGAAGTAGAGGCCGGTGACCACCAGGCACTCCGGCGGCTTTGTCATGTCCTGCCCGCCATACATGGTCAGCACTAGCCGGTGCAGGAGCGTCGCCTCCACGTAGTGATCGCAGTCGAGGAACAGTGTCCACTCGCCCTCGGACGCCTCCACGATCTCGTTCCGTGCGAGCGCGTGGTCTGTGCTGCCAGGCACCGCGAGCTTGACTCCGACGCCCGGCGGGAACATGTGCTGCTGGCAGTGCGCCTCCATCTGCCGGAATGAGAGCAGGAACGCGGTCGGCACCTCAGGGATGCCGGCCATGATGCCGATGGTGCCTACATGTTGCGGGTCAGCCAACGCGCATCCTCGCAATCTCCACTCGCAGTGGCTCTTGTAGTGACCGCTCCCTCGCACGCGCAGGCTTCTGTGCCCGCAGGTGCGCCTCCATCTCCGTTACCACGTTCCGTCGCGTGTTCACTGCGTCCATGACCACGCCGTCTGTTCGGCCCGACCACGCCTCGGCATCAACCTTCAGGATCACCTGCTCGATGCGCCAGTCGCCCCGGTATCCATAGTCCTCGCGCCAGTAGTATGGCTGGCCGAAGAAGCCCCAGGAGCCCAGGAACATCCTCCGGCAGTGCGTCGGGTTCGCGTCGGCATCGTCGCTGCTGCCGTATGGGCACGTCAAGATGAACAGCGCGTCCGGCTCCGCGACTCGGTAGCACTCGCCCATCATGCGGAGCGGATCTCGCAGGTGCTCGATGACGTGCTGCGCGCGGAACTCCGAGACAGAGGCGTCGGGGTACGGCAGCGGCTCGCGTGAGTCGAGATCATGCACGAGATCCACGCCCGGCAGGTCGCACTGGTCCACGTTGACCCAGCCGTCCATCGGTTGGAGTCCGCTGCCGAGGTTCAGCCTCACTCGGTGCCTCCGTCCTCGCGTGGCATCAGGTGACCGTGCACCGCGCGGTAGCCCGCCGCGTAGTAAGGCAGCATGTCATCGACTGTAGCGACCAGACCGCAGTTCTCGCACGTAGCATAGGTGGCCCAGTCGTATGCATCGCAATGCCCCAGTAGCGCATCGCAACCGCAACGCGGGCACCTCATGAAGTCCTCCGCCTCCTCCATCTCAGTCTCCTCCCATCGCTACTTCCTTCATCGTCACGCCGAGCCGCTTCTCGCGCAGCGCCCGCACCTCGTCAATCGGCACCGACTCCGCCAACTTCGCCGCGTCCCTCCGATACGCGCCAACGTCCTCGATAACCGGCACCTCGGTGTGGATACAGTTCGGGTGCTTGTAGCCGGTCGCCATCGCGTCCGCGAGCGTGGTCATCCCCGGCGTGTTGCCGTGCAGGCTCAGCTTCTGGCCCTCGTACGGCACACACGGCGAGTCCGGGAACTTGCTATGGCCGACCACCTCGACCACATCCAGGCCAACCTCGTACATGCGTGTCCACTTGCCGAGGTCCGACGCCTCGCGCGTCGTTGTGCGAGCCAGCATGTCGGTGTAGCGTTTCATGTCCCAGCGGCGCCCCAGCTTGTCCACGAACTCGGTGCCCGCGTTGTGCCGATACCAGTTGACCATGGCGCCTGGATCGTTCGCCAGCCCGACCTTGCTCAGGTGCGTCTGCAGGCCCTCTCGCATCCGGCCAGAGACCAGGCCCTCCTCCTGGAGCTTGTCAAGGATGCGGAGCGGAGTCATACCGCTGGCTTCTAGCTCCTGGATGCGGCTACCGATCTTCGCGCCGTAGACCTCGTTGAGTTGCTGGGCGATGCGCTTGCTGAACTGCGCCGTCGTGTCGCCCATGGCGTATGCCTCGCGGACCTGTGCGAGCTGCGCAGTGCGGAAGATGTCGTCCACGTCACGCGCCACTCCGTTGAGTGCGTAGTTGGCCCGCGTCACGAACGACCGCACCGTATGCTCGATAGCCTCGCCGTGTAGCTTGGTCATACCCAGGTCCATCGGAGTGACCTGGCCTGGATGCGCGCCCCATGGCCGCGAGAGACCGCCAGGCCCCATGCCATCGGTGCGCTTGCTGATAGCCTCGACTGCCTCCCAGTGCGTCTTGCCCTCGCCGATGAGCGTCAGATACTCATCTCGGTAGACGCGCTGCATCAGCCAGCCGTCCACGTTGTCGAGTCCATTGGCGTAGAGCGTCGGGAGGTAGGCGCGCGCCCAGGACTCGTTAGCGGCTTTCAGTCGCATGAGTTCTCGTTGCACCTGGGCGCGCTGCTGCTGTAGGAACGCCTTGCGCCAGTCGGTGATGTTGCCCTCGGACAGAATGGCGCGGATGCGCTGGTCCGCCGCCTCGTACGTCGAGGACAGTTCAGCGGCCATCGCCTGCTGTTGCTCGGGCGTGATGACGATCGGGAATCTCGGTCGCTGCGCCATGGTGTCCTAACCGCAGACGTTACGCGCCGAAGGTCGGTAGTGTCTCGCCCTCGTCAGTGCCGAATAGCGCGCCGGCGCCCCACGAGGCGGTCGGCTGTTGGACTGGCTGCTCTGATTGTATCTCCTGATACTTGACCTGCGCGTCCTCGTCGTTGACGCCATCGAGCACCGCAATCGCATCCACGCGGCTCTGTGTGCCGTCCGCGATGCGAGCACTCTGTTCCTCGATCTCTTCCATCCGGTCGTTCGGCAGTCCGTCAGACCACACGAGCGTGATGTCCGCAGGCTCCACCGCCTCGAACGCATCGCCGAGGTAGGCAAGGTCGCGGCCCTGCGCCACCGCGAGCTTCGTCGCGACCGACAAGATGCGCCGGATCGGCCCGTCCCACTGCGATTGCATGTCCTGCGCGCTCGCCTGCGTCCGGTGCTGGCTCATGCGGATCGCCTTGCCACTGACCGGGCCGCCGGTCTCTGGCGGCTCCACAGCGTGCGGGTCGATGCCCGCGTTACGCGCCATGCTGTGCCGGAGGTCCGCGCGCTCAGACTCTACCGCCTGAGTGTCCTGGTTCCACGTCACAATCTGGATGGTGCTATCGTCGCCCGAGGTCCGCACCACGTAGTCGAAGTCGTCGAAGTTGATCTCGCCATACTCGTCAAGCAGATC